TATGCCAACATTAACGCGAAGCAGGAACGGATCAAGGCCGGCTCTGGCGAGAAGATGAATAAGGTCGGCAGCAAGGCGGCACCGTCTGCTGCTGACTTTAAGCAAGCTGCGAAGACCGCTAAACCGGCGAAGAAAAAGTAATGGCTACAAAGCACGACAAGCCCATTCCCCGGACAACCACTGGGAAGGGCAAAACGTACAACCCGACCGAGAAAGGCGCCGGGATGACTGCGAAGGGTCGTGCTGAGTACAACGCGAAGAACAACGCCAATCTCAAGCCACCGGCGCCAAATCCTAAGACCGACGCAGACAAGGGTCGCAAGGCGAGCTTTTGCGCAAGAATGTCTGGCGTTGTGAAAAACGCTAAAGGTCCGGCAGAGCGTGCCAAGGCGTCGCTAAAGAACTGGAACTGCTAATGGCTGATTACCCGAGGATCACCGGGACGATCAGACCGACGCCACGCAATCGTGTTTCTGGTTTCCTGGCCGACTTGCTCGAGCTGGGCGCCAAAGGTTACGACGTCGGCTCTACGCTTCAGGCCGGCGGCCCGATCACCGAAGGCAGATTGTCAACACCAGTCAGCGATTTGCTCGGTATTCCCGAGCTGCAGCGCACTCTTAACAGAGTTAGCTACAACGAGCCATTGACTACCGGCACGGGTTACACGACTCGGCTGCGACCAGACACGGTATCGGCAGCAATGACCGTCGCACCAATGGCTGGACCAACTGCCAAAGCCGGCGCAGCCGGGGCTAGAATGACCGGCACGGCTCTAAAAGACTTGGCGACGAGTGATGTTGCCTACAATGCTGCGATGAACGCTATGCGGCGTTCTGGAGGGCTTGCAGAGCTAACGGCTTACCACGGCACTCCGCACCGATTTGCTGCCACTGAAGCCAACCCGTTGGGCGAGTTTAGGGCATCTCAGATTGGGACTGGCGAAGGCGCACAGGCTTACGGTCACGGTTTGTACGTTGCTGAAAACCCCAAGGTTGCAAAAGAATATCAATTTCAGGCAGATATAGATCCAGATAAAGTTTTATATAAAAACCGGCCTATAAATTATTGGTACAACCAAGCTCAAAAAGAGCAAGACATTGGTCATCGCTTAAGAAACCAAGAGATGATTGACCAAGCGAATGCAAAAACCGCTTACTGGGAAAGCGTGATGACTCGCAGGCATCCGGAAGAAGTCTTAAGGCAAATGGAAGACCCGGATTACGGATGGCAAAAGGCGACTGATTACGCAAAATCGGTTGACTTGAAGAAATTTAAGAATTTGCCGAATTCGTCTTCGTTCTATCACGTTGACTTGCCAGACCCAATGATTGAAAAAATGCTGCATTGGGACAAACCGCTGAGCCAACAACCTGAAATATTAAAAGCATTGACTCCTGAAGCAATGGGTTTGAAATTAAGAGTTGCTCCTTCAAGTGGTTATATGGGTTATGTTACAGAAAGTGGCAGCCCAATAGGTGTTCAAAGTAAAGGAAGCACGCCAGAAAATTTTAGAAAATTATGGCTTGAGAGAATTGCAGAATTTGGTGACTCTGAAGGTGGCGCCGGCAGAGTAATTGGCTATCTTGGCGGAATATCTGACCCCACAAAGGCTTCGCAGGTATCTGCGGCATTGCGTAAGGCCGGAATTCCAGGCATTCAGTATTTCGACGCTGCGTCGAGAGACGCCGGCAAAGGCACTCGCAACTTTGTCGTGTTCCCTGGCGAAGAAAAAAATCTCACCATTCTGAAGCGAGAGTAAGATGCCCATCAACCGTCTATTTTTTCGCCTATAAAAGATGATTCCTCCGCACGTTCCTACTGAGACGTCGAAAGCCAAAGTCGAGCAGACTGCTGGACTCGGCTTGCCGCAGGATCAGATCGCGGCTCTTATCGGCATCAGCGCTCCGACACTGCGTAAGTACTACGAGATCGAGCTGGCCGTTGGCAAGGCTAAAGCGAGCGCTTCCATTGCCGACACGCTCTACAACAAGGCGATGGCTGGCGACACCACGGCAATGATCTGGTGGTCCAAGGCTCAGATGGGTTGGGGCGAGCGCAACACGACCGTGCTGAGCAACCCAGACGGATCGCCGGTCGAGGGCATCAAGGTTACCTTTGTCAAGCCCAGTGAATGAAATTGATTATGCCGTCTCAAACGCCGAGTTTCCTGAGAAGCTATCGGTTCTTTTTGACAAGCATCGGTATAAGGTAGCGTACGGCGGTCGAGGCGGCGGCAAGTCTTGGGCGATTGCTCGAGCGCTGCTAATCATTGGCGCATCTAAGCCAACTCGCATACTTTGCGCACGGGAATTCCAAACGTCAATCCGAGATTCGGTGCATAAGCTATTGTGCGATCAGATCGAATCATTGCGATTGCATGGGTTCTATGAAATAACCCAGACGTCAATCAGAGCTAAGAACGGCTCTGAATTTTTCTTTGTTGGACTCAAAAACAATGTCTCAAACATCAAATCGTTTGAGGGCGTTGATATTTGTTGGGTCGAGGAAGCGCAATCTGTGTCGAGAATGTCATGGAATGTGCTAATCCCGACAATCCGCAAACAAGATTCAGAGATCTGGATCAGCTTTAACCCGGAGCTGGAGACTGATGAGACGTTCCAACGCTTTGTTGTGCATCCTCCTGCTGACTGTGTGGTCACTAAGATCAACTGGTCCGACAATCCGTGGTTCCCAGAGACGCTGAAAGCTGAGAAGGACGCGCTAAAAGAGCGGGACATTGAGGCTTACAACACGGTCTGGGAGGGCATATGCCGGCAGACCGTGGACGGTGCAGTGTTTGCCAGGGAGATGCAGGACGCCGAGCTTCAAGGGCGCATCGGACGGGTTCCGTTTGATCCTAGCAAGCCTGTTCACGCCGTGTTTGACCTCGGATGGTCTGACGCTACGGCGATTTGGTTCTTGCAGTTTGTCGGCATGGAAACGCGATTGTTGCGTTACATGGAAGACAATCAAAAGACCATCAGCTATTACCTAGCGCAATTGCAGACGTTTGGATACCATTACGATACGTTGTGGCTTCCGCACGACGCCGAGAATAAGACGCTTGCCGCGGCTGGTAAATCTATTGAGGAGATTGTCAGAGCGGCTGGATACAAGACACGAATCATTCCGAGAGTGCCAATTGCTGACTCTATCAATGCTGCGAGAACTATTTTCAACAACTGCTGGTTCGACCGAGAAGCCTGCGCAGAAGGTCTTACCTGTTTGCGCCATTACCGCTACGAAGTCGACCCAGAGACGGGTGGATTCTCCAAGTCTCCACTTCACGACCATTATTCGCACGGCGCAGATGCGTTTAGATACATCGGATTGATGGTCAACGAGCCAAAGCAACGCAAGAAACAAGTAACCTTCACGTTACCAACGAACTGGATGGGCTGAAATGGCAAATTATCAAAGCGAGGGGAACGATTCCCGCATTGCAGACGCGATGAACTTTCTCCGGCTGGCCAATGAAGCCGACTCCAACAATCGCTCGGATGCGCTGGACGATCTGCGCTTTGTCTCGGGCGATCAATGGCCGGTGGAGATCCAGAACAGTCGGAACCTGGAAGCCAGGCCGTGCTTGACGATCAATAAGCTCGACGCCTATTGCCGCCAAATCGCCAACCAGCAGCGCCAGCAGCGTCCACGGATCAAGGTGCATCCATGCAACAGCTATTCAAACAAAGAAACCGCCGAGGTTGTGGAAGGGATAACTCGGCATATTGAGATCAACAGCGATGCCGATAGCGCCTATGACAAGGCGTTTGAATCCGCTGTGCGCATGGGTTGGGGCTACTGGCGAGTGGTTACCGATTACACGGCTCCTGACTCGTTTGATCAAGAGATCTATATCAACCCTATTGAGAATCCGTTCTCGGTTTACTTCGATCCCAACAGCGTGGCGCTGGACGGCTCGGACCAAGAGCGTTGCCTTATCACGACCGTGATGAGCAAGGATAAGTTTCGGGATCTCTACCCAAACTCAGATGCTGGCGGCAATTTCTCAGGCCGCGGAAATGGCGACAGCAACCCTGAGTGGGTGACCAAGGAAGACATTCGGATTGCCGAATACTTTTACATTGAGCGCACGCCGGCAAAGCTCTACCTGTTGAACGACAAGTCACGGTTGTTCAAGGACCAGCTGCCCAGCAAGGATTTTATGGCTGCAAATGGGCTTGAGATCGTTGGCGAGCGTGACAGCTACAAGAAGGTCGTCAAGTGGTGCAAGCTCACCGCGATGGAAATCTTGGAAGAACGGGACTGGCCAGGCAAATTTATTCCTGTCGTGCCGGTTTACGGTGGTCGGATCGTCATTGACAGCAAGTCAATCAAATACGGTCTGGTGCGCTATGCGAAAGATCCGCAGAAAATGTACAACTTTTGGCAAACCTCAATGACCGAGGCGATTGCCCTGGCGCCAAAAGCCAAGTGGCTGCTGGCCGAGGGACAAGACGAAGGTCACGAGACTGAGTGGGCGGCGGCTAACATCAAAGCCACGCCGGTGCTGCGATACAAGCAGACCGACATTGAAGGACGCACGGCGCCGGTTCCGACGCGCCTGCAACCAGAGCCACCACCGCTGGGCATCATGGGCGCTGCTGAGTCTGTCAGCAACGATCTACAGCAGGTTGTGGGCATCTTCGATCCTGCGCAATTGCCGACCGGCAACATCAGCGGCAAGGCGCTGAATGGTCAGCAGCAACAGACGGATATGACGAATTATCATTACTACGATAATTTGACTAAATCCATTGCCCAGACTGGTCGCATCATTCTTGATCTGATTCCCAAAATCTATGACTCCGAGCGCGTTATGCGCATCATCGGCGTTGATGGAAAGCCAGATCTCATCACCATTAATGAAGCCTCCCAAGTTGGGAGAGTCTTGAACGACGTGACTGTTGGTGAGTACGACGTCAGCATGGATACGGGTCCTGGCTACGCATCACGGCGCATCCAAGCGGTCGAGGCGATGATGCCGTTGATCGGTGCAAGCCCAGAGCTGTTCCAGGCTGCTGGCGATCTGGTCTTCCGGCAGATGGACTTTCCCGGCGCGGAGATCATTGCAGACCGGCTGGCCGCAGTAAACCCGCTGGCGCAGATTGACGAGAAGTCGGACATTCCTCCACAGGTTCAGATGCAGCTCGCACAAGCCAAGCAAGCCGTGCAACAAATGCAGCAGCAAATGCAAGCAATGCAGCTTGAGATCAACAACCGCGGTCAGGTGGCGCAGATCAAGGAAGAAGGTGCGAATAAGCGCAAGCTCATGGAAGTCACCGCCAAGGCGCACAACACCGAGACAATGGCCGAGGTCCGGGTCAATGATCAGAACACCAGGTCAATCACCAGTCAGAACAAAACTGAAATTGATGCGCTGGTTAACCTGCTAATCCACAATATGCCAATAGACGCATTGGCTCGAGAGATTGAGCGGCGCAATGCTGAGCAAATGATGGCGGCAGAGTTTGCTGTGTCGGACGTTGACCAAGGGCAAAACCCGTTTATGCAATAGTCTTTGACACCGATGCAAAAGCGGGTTATATAAGCGCAATCGTACCGGCGCGTTTCACCGGGAAAATCCGTGGGTAACCATGAGCGAACAACGAGAGACGACGCAAGTTGTCACAAGCGAGAATCAAGCCGAATTTTTTGCACAGAAACTGAACTTAGCTCCCGAAGAAACGACTGAGGCTGCCGATGACGCAGAGCCAATCGAATCCGAGGTTGAGAATGAGCCAGAAGCAGAAGATGAAGCACCAGCCATAGAGAACGAAGGTAAACCGAGCAAGCTGAAGGCGCGGTTTTCAGAGCTGACTAGGCAACGCGAACAGGCTCGAGCTGATGCTCAGCGTGAGCGTGATGCCAGGGAAGCGCTGGAAGCACGGCTACAGGCTTTGGAACAAGGACAGGCGCCGAGACAGGCTCCTGTTGCTGATGCCAAGCCTACGCCGGATCAATTCACAGATGCTTTTGAATACGCAGAAGCATTGGCTGAATTTAGCGCTGAAAGGGCACTCAAAGAGCGAGATCGGCAGGATCTAGAAAGGAAAGCGCAAGAGCAACAAGCGAAAGTCGTACAGACTTGGACCAAACGGCTCGAAGCGGCAAAGGTTGAGATTGACGATTTTGATGAGATGGTGTCGTCAAGCGATGTTGTTGTGCCGAATCACATTCGGGACGCAATATTAGAGTCAGACGTAGGACCACAAATCCTGTATCACCTTGCATCAAATCAAGATCAGGCCAGGTCTTTTAATGATTTGACGCCGGCTCAAGCGTTGAGGGCCATTGGCAAGCTGGAAGCAAAGTTTGAGAAATCTGAAACTAGCAAGCCTGAGAGATCTGTGGTAAAAAGCAAGGCACCAGCCCCGATCAACCCTATCAAGTCAAGCAACGCAACCGCTGACAATCTCGTGAATTCCAAAGGGGAGTTTCATGGGACATACGCAGCATGGAAAGCGGCAAGACAAGCCGGCAAGATCAGGTAAACAGATTTAATGCGTCTATGACGCGAAGGAAATAAAATGGCCAATACCCTTTTAACGATCAGCAAGATCACCAACGAAGCGTTGATGGTCTTGGAAAACGAACTCACATTTACCAGCGAAGTCAACCGCGAATACGACGATCAATTCGCCGTTGCCGGTGCAAAGATTGGCGCAACTGTTAACGTCCGTAAGCCAGCACGGTTTATTGGTGTTACCGGACCAAACCTCTCGGTTGAAGACTTTAACGAGACTTCAATCCCTGTCACATTGAATACCCAATTCCACGTTGATACCCAATTCAGCACTGCTGATTTGGCATTGTCGATGGATATGTTTTCTGACAGATTGATCAAACCGGCCGTGGCCACAATTGCAAATCGGATCGATAGGGACGGTTTGGTTTTGGCTAAAAACAATGTGGCAAACATTGTTGGTACCGCTGGCGTGCCACCGACGTCGCTGTTGACCTATTTGACCGGCCAGGCTTATCTGGACTCAGAAGGCGCACCACGCGACGGACGCCGTGCTTGTATCGTCGAGCCATTTACCTCGGCTACCATTGTTGATTCGCTGAAAGGGCTGTTCATGCCTAGCCAGAAGATCAGCGACCAGTACGAAAAGGGCATGATGGGCACCGACTCGGCTGGTATGCGTTGGAAGATGGATCAGAACGTGGTAAGCCAGACCTTTGGCTCCTACGCCACTGCAACGCTTGCAACCAACACGGCAACCTTCACCGGCTCGCTGACGTCTGGTTGGGCATCGTCATCGACGATCACCATCTCGGCAACGACAGCAGCAGCTCCGATTCAGCAAGGCGACGTGATCACCATCGCTAACGTCTACGCTGTTAACCCACAGAACCGTCAGCCTTACGGCACCAACCGTCTGCGCAACTTTGTTGTGACTTCGGCAGTGACGATTGCTTCGGGTGGCTCGGCATCGGTTACGGTTAGCCCAGCAATTATCACGGCTGGCCAATTCCAAAACGTGTTTGTTTCGGCTACCAGCAGCTCCGCTGTTGTGACTCCGTTCAATAACACCGGGACGGTTTCTCCACAAAACATTATTCTGCATCGCAATGCAG